AGAGCAATACAAGCTTGGGCAACATACCACATAATATCACCAAGTTCAATAATCAGATGCTCACGGTTATCTTCATTATAAGGTTTGCCCTGAAATACCATCTTCTTAACAATTTCCATAAACTCACCACCTTCGGCATTGATACCAACAGAGGCAGTCAGAAGACGCTCAATATTAGCACCTTTCTCATCCAGTTCAACCAGACGGTCAGAAAGGGCAAGAAAGTCCTTAGATGCATCAGATGTTACGGCATCTACAAACTCAGCATACTTATCAAAATTAACGTGTTTTGTATTTTTCATTGTTTATACTAAAATTTTAAAGGTTGAAGTTCGTTTTCGGGTAATTTATTTTGATGCTCTTTAAGTTTATTTAAATCTAAATTTGTAACTGGTACAACTTCATTAGTTGGAAGTTGTTTTGGCATTTCAACATCAATTACAGGACCCATCAAAAATTTATTTTTTGTGATTGATCTATTTTGGGGATCAAAAGAAACCATCATTAAAGCATCCATTTCATCAGCACAATCAGCAATTTTTCTACCAGTCTTGTTATTAATTACTGAAAAATAATCTTCTGAGTTATATTTCAAAATTTAAATCCCTCAAATGATTTTTTTGGTTTCTTTTCTTCATAAGTATACTCTTCTTCTTGTCCTGCGTCAAGTATGTCTTTTTGGGCACTTTGTTCCACATCATAAAGACGCATTTTTGCTCTATCAATCCCAACTACAAATCTTTTATTCATTGTTGGATCATTATACCTATTTTTCAATTGCTTTACCATAATCTGACCAAGTTGTTCCAACTCTTCTGTGCTAATAAGGGCAAACATAAGATCAGCAGTAGCAGGAAGACCAAAGGATTCAGAAGTATCAGTAAGGTCAGGGTCAGAGCTAGAAAAACCACTACGAGTAGTCTGGGTAGCCGAAACAATTGGAACATTTGATTCAACTGCAAGACCACGAAGTTCTTCTGCAATTGCTTTAACATATGAGTAAGAATTGACTGAAAAATTACTCTTATATCTGGAGGAGCCACAAATATTAAGGTAGTCAATGAAAATAATATCAGGTTTAAATGATTTCTTAAGAGAGAGTTCATTTAGAAGTGCTCTGAAATGTCCTGCGTGTGCAGAAGCAGTTGGGTACTCTTTGATAATCAAAGTCCCTTGTGTCTTCTTAGCAATATTATTTACCTTTGTGTCAAACATTACTTTTGGCAATGTTTCAATATCTTTGATGTTTATATTTAAGAGATTTGCATCAATTCGTTCAGCAATTTTCTCTTCTGCCATTTCAAGCGTAATGTACAATACGTTCCGTCCTTGGAGCAAGACGGAGCTAGCCATATGGCACATGAATAAAGATTTCCCGACACCCGTACCAGCAAGTGCGATATTAAGAGTTTTGTTAGGAAGACCCCCTTTGGTAATTTTGTTAAAATATTCCAAATCAAATGGGATTTTGTCTTCTTTTCTGTGATAAGAGTCATATCGTTCTTGGTAATCCTTTAGGTAATCGTGTCCAATGTGGCTATCAAATCCAATAGCAAGTGCTTCTTGTAAAATTGCTGGAATGGAATCTCTTGACTTCTTTTCGTCTTGTCCGTCAGCAATTTTAATGCTTTCCATAAGAGCAAGATAAATTGCCCGATCTTTACACCACTTTTCAGTAGTATCTATCAACCATTGTTTGTCTGCTGGTGTATCATCAAGTTTAGAAATATAATCACAAATAATTTTGTAAGTATCTTCTGTAATATCGGTTCTTTTTTCTGTTTCAATCAAAAGAACTTCTTTTGTTGCTAGTTGTTCGTAAGCAACAATAAATTTGCAAATCTCCTCGAAAACTACTTTCTCGTGAAGATTCTCGAAATATTCATTTTTAATAAAAGGCAATACCTTTCTACAATAATCATTATTAAATAAGAGACTTCTAAGAATTGTAGTTTCGACTTTTTCCATTACTCCTCTAACTATGGATTTTTTTTGTGGTGTGGGGCATCAAATACGAAAGTAATTCTAACCTCATCACCAATATTTTCAGCACTATGGGGAAGTTTATTATTAAACCAAAAGAAAGTTCCAGGTTCAACAATCATAGTTTCATCCCCAACAGTATACTTGTATTTTCCTTGAATGGAAAGATGGTATCTATCTTTTGTAAGATAATAAGTCCCTTCATCAATATGAGAACCTACTATTTCACCAACAGGCAAAGAAAGAAAAGCACAACGACGTATTTTCTTAAAATATGTCTTTAAGAATTTAAGAATTTCCGTGTGCTTTTCGTATGCTGGTGTTTGAATGCAAATTTCAGTATCACCAACATACTGACCTTCCTTTTCTATTCCTCCCATTATTAATTGAAGAACGTCTACTGTAACAGTATATTTTGTTGGGTCAAGTTGTTCTATTTTTTTATCTTTAATATTTTTTTGTGAACCCCAATCTTCTGGATATTGTTTTATTTGTTCTAAAATTTTAGATACATCAATTCCAGTTTTTATAACTCTAATATTTTTCATTAACCATAAGAAAATTCCTTCTTTGCTGCTTCGTCCAATGCTTGCATTACTTCTGGTGTGAAATATTTCTCTGGATTTTCATTAATAGTTTTTCCAAATTGAGTTGTGCCATCTCCAACATCATAACGAGTTCCCACCTTTTTAAAGATCTCACACCTTTCAGCAAGATCAAGAAGACCATAATACTTATCAAGACCACGTTCATCATAATACAAACGCACCTCCACTTCTTTATTTTCTTTACTCAAACGAGACTTTTGTGTCTTACATTTAATAATATTTCCAACAACTTCTGTTCCATCCTTTTCTTTCTTTTTAGATAGAAAGATAATAGAAGATGCAGCATATTTAAGACCACTACCACCACTCATTTCCTTCATTGGAACATAAGATCCAACAACATCATATGTGTGATTAGTAACTATCATAGGAATCTTTGCTTGTCCTAGTTTAAGAGTAAGCATTCTAAATGCACCCTTCACAAGTTGAGATTTAGTCATATCCCTAACTTGCTTATCATTTAGTGCATCTTCAATTTCTTTTTCAGTAGAAAGCATTCCCAAAGAATCCAAAACAAACATACAAGGTTTACGGTCACCTTCCTTCTTCTTCAGATACAAATCTACTGCCTTAAGTGCTTTACTTCTAAACTCTTCAATGGTGACAACATTAACCACAACAATTCTATTAATGTCAAGACCACGACTTTGAAGTAATGATTTACTTACAGCAGCCTCAGTATCAAAGTAGAGACAATAACCATCGGGGTTATTATCAAGAAAATTCTTAACCACAGCGAGAGAGAAGAAAGTTTTTCCAGTAGAAGACTCTCCAGCAATAGCAGTAATCTTATTCCCAGATACACCGCCAAATATGCTACCTGAAACCAGTGCATTAAAGATGTAAGAACCCGTGTCAACATAAGTCTCAGTCTCATCAATGTCAGAGGCAAGTTGTGTATACTCTCCTCCGATTTCTTTTACAATGTCTTTTAAAAAGTCCATAATTATTTTTTCCTATTAAAATTAAATGACCACAATTTATTATATAAATCTTTTTCGGAAGATCTTTTTAGTAAATCTAAAATTTTTTTAAATTCACTCTCAGTGATTGGCAAGTCCATTAGGCAAAAAATGATTCTAAAGTTAAAGTTTTTTCTATTCTCCAACCAATTGCGTCAAGAATGACTCTCATTGGTTCCAAAAATGCTTTATTGAATTGTAACTCATAATCAATATATTTGTCCAATCCCAATTCTCTAGGAAATTCTTGAACATAAGATATTACATTCTCACGAATTGGATTAGGAAGTTTAAGATAACAAAATTTTATTTTTTCACCATTTTGGATTGTTGCATATTTTTTATCTAGTTTTTTCTCCTTAATTATATGGTTGTAAAGAAGAGCACCTCTAACGTGAATTGGTGTTCCTTTTCCATAGATGGTATTAACTGCTTTATGTTTTACGACATCATTTACAGTTCTTGGAAAAGAAATCTCTTCCACCGAAAGACTATTAAATTTTTTTCTTGATTGATCAATATAATCAATCAAATCGTCTTCAGTCTTTGTCATAATAAGTTTAAGACCATCCTTAATCATTTGACGACAAGGTGCTGGAGTTGATGATTTGACTGCCTCAAGTCCCATAATCTTAAGTTTTGGTTGCTCATATCTAACTCCTTCAGAATCCCAAACATTAAGAATATATCTTTTCTTTGCAGTCCAGATTCCACGATCAGCAATATTCTCTCGTTTCATCTGCATTTTTTGGTCGTAAGCATTTACATACTCTGCCAATTCTTGGTAAGAACTTTCAATATAAGGTTCAAGTTCCATTTTGCAGATCTTATCAAGGAACCCAACAACTTTTTCACGAGTCGTCTCTCTTCCCTTGTATACATTTTCAACCAAAGGACCCATATTAAGATAAATGGAGTCGGTATCAGAAGCAATAACATAATCAATGTCTTTGGATTTTAATATCCTATTTAGATATTGATTCATTTTACTTTCAATCCAACGAATTGATACTTGTCCAGACAAAGTGATTGCCTCAGCATTTGCTAGTTTATAATAACGGAAATACTGATTACCGATAGCACCATAAGCAGAATTCAAAGAAATCTTCTTTGCCATCTGAATGTTGTTGCAACGAGCAATTTCTTTTTCCAATTCTTTAGTAGGAGTTTTTTCGTACTGCTGTTTAGCAGTAAGCATTTTCTTTTTAAAAACTACTCTGTCATTATACATTTTCTCCATTAATTCAGGTAGAAACCCCCGAATATCTTTTCGGTATTGTGCCCCATTTGCACAAACACAAAAATCACCATTAATACTTATTTGCTTTCCAAGTATTCTCTCAACTGAAGCTGATGAGTGTCTGGTCTCAACGAGTGTTTCTGGAGAAATATTGTATTGCATAATAAGATGGGGATAAAGGCTATTAAGGTCAAAACTGACCACCCAATTATAAATCCCAGGAATCGGTTCTTTGACATATGCTCCAGCAAATTTATCATCTTTTGATGATTTATCTTTTGGGGGAATGACAATGTTACGTTTCTTAAGATAGTTGTAAATAATAGCATCCCAAGTTCTTACTTGATAAAACACATCATTATAATTAACTTTGGCATCATATGCCATAGTCAAACACAATTCAATAAGTTTCATCTTATCTTCTAACTGGTCAACAAGCTCAACGTCCTTAATGTTATAATCAACAAACTTTTGCCAATCTTTTGTATAAAATTCTCGGAAAGTATCAAATTCTGAGTGGTCAAGTTTCTTTTGCCCCAATTCAACAAAAGCAATATGGTCAAGACGATATGATTCTTGATTTGTATAAGTAAATTTCTTATACAAATCAAGATAATCAATGATTGAAACTCCAGCAACTTCGTAGGAAATTTGCTCTCTTCCCTGAATTACCAATTCTTTTCTACGAATATTTCCCCAAGGAGAAAGACGACGTGCTTCTTTTTCCCCAAGAATTCTTTCAATACGTCCCGCAATATAAGGAATATCATATAATTCACAATTCCATCCAGTAACTGCATCTGGAGTATTTTGTTCCCAAAATGCAAGAAAATGATTAATCAAATCAATCTCATCAGTGCAGTGAACATAAGATACATCTTTACGTGTATTGTTATACGATCTTCCATTCGCAAAACAAATAATTTTTTTTGTCGAATAATTCTGAATAGATATTGTTAGTATTTCTTCTGCACAATCAAAAACATTCGGGAATCCACCTTCTGCAGCAACCTCAATATCAATCGTTACTAACCTAATTTTAGTAATATCAAACTTAATTTCTTCTTCTGGATACTTATCGGAAATATATTGTGCTTTATAGTTATCATTTCCATAAACAGTAAACCCATCAACCTTTGAATATTTTTCAAGAAATTCCCTACAATCAGAAATTTTCCCAGGTTGAATGGGTTCTACTGCATATCCATCAAGTGTTCTATACTTTGATTTTTTCTTTGAAGAAACAAAAAGAGTCGGTTGATACTCTTCCTCTATTTGAAAATACTCCCCATTATCATAACCACGAACCAACATTTTATTAAATTTTTCATAGACGTTGGTATAAAATCTCATTTTGTAAGTTCAGTATAATCGTCAAGTAATTTTCCATTTGGTTCAACAAGAGTCAAAATCTTATCTGAACTCATCATGATTTCTGTATCATTTGTAAATGTCTTTAACCAAGGAGAAAGATTCCCATCTTCAGAAATTAAATATGGTTTTTTTAATTTGCAGTTTGGTTCACCAAAATCAACAAGAACTTCTTCAATCTCAGTTATTAAATTCAACTGATTCTGGAGTATCAAGACTTGAATCACTCGACTCTTTGTTTCCTCTTCCATAAACTTTTACCTCATAAGATTTTTTTAATGTTGCTGCTGGTTCTACAATAGAAACAACCCAGTCTGGATTTACTACAATATCTTCCTGTTCTGTAAGTGGAATCCAAGGATAAACAGACAGACTATATTGCCTATTTTCTGTTGTCACTTCATCATTTGTTAATATTTCTGGTTCAATCAATTTAACTACAAATGGATTTGAAAAGACATAAGAAACTACCTTTTCCTCTTCAGAAACCAACTCTTTAATATCTGCAATTACATCTTCTCCGGATTTCAATATTGCAAGTTTTATAGTCATTTGTTCATACCTTTTTTAAAATTTTAGCAATAAAAAGGGGAGGTGTCAACTGGATTTTGCCAGTTACCTCCCGTGGCATAGCGACGACGATATTCAATTATATTTAGAGATAATCTTTTCTTGCGTGATGGTCTGGTACTATTTTCCCAAGTACGATCCGTAAAAGTCCGTCTTCAAATGTGACTTCACGGACTTCTGTGTCGTCGGATAAAGTCCACACTCGTTTAAAATTTCTGCTAGCCACTCCCTTGTGGATAAACGTCCTATCCGATTCGGCATCTGATTTTTGCCCTTCGACAAAAAGCTTTCCATATTCTGTGAAAACATCGACCTCACCCTTCTTAAATCCCGCTAATGCAATCTCTAAGTGAGACTCTACATTATTTACCTGAATAAGATTGTAGGGGGGATAGTTTGTTGTAGTTTCGTGAAGATTAAATAAACGATCAAAATATTCATCCATTCCAATACTATTGCGAGTGATTCTTTCCATCAAAGCAGGAAGATCTGCAGCAGTAAACCGTGATGTTGCAAGGTTGGTCATTATGGTAGCTCCTTTAAAAGCGAGTTTGTGTTTTGTGGACCCTTTCGGCATCCTTATATAATTATAAGAGATTATAAAAAAAGACGGGTAGGAAACCCGTCCTTTTTTTATTCGGCATCTTCTACCTTTTTCTTTTTAGCACCAATATTGTATTTAGTTTCCAAAATCCAGTCCCCTTTGTCCTTATATGAAATAACCTTAATTTGATTTAAAGGAGCAATATCTACAATTTTTTCAACTTTTACAACTGTTATAAGACCCCAATCCGACAACAGTTGAATAATTCTGTTTCTTCTTTGAATATCATTCAAAGTCAGATTAGCATATTTACCATCTAAGGCAAAAAGTTCCTTAAAATGAACAATATAATAACGACCTTGTTTATGGAGAATATGACAAGATTGGTAAATTTTCTTTTCTTTCCGTGATGCAACTCCAATACGAGTCAAGGTTTCACGAACTTTAAGAAAATCATCGGGTTCATTCAGAACCACCTCAATCATATGATCGGGTGACCAATTCACAACAGGTTCAACAATAGTACTCATTTCATTCCTCCAGTTTCAAATTTTGATTTTATAAAATTAATTTGCTCTTGTGTTAAAATTCTCAAGACTTGTTTTGCCTTTTCATCACT